CCTTTATACATTCTAGGCGCTACAATACTGTAATTCATTTTTACTTTATTGTAATCGCTTTTTGGACGTACCATATTCTCAGCGATGCCCCATTCAAGCAGCGTGCTAGTGCCTAAGATAATTGCACCTTCATAAAGTACTTCTAGTGAACGTGAAGCCTTAGCAAATCCCTCAGCGTCTGCTGGTGGATTAAACTGGTCGTCACGTAGTATTACTTTCTCCGCACCCGAAGCTGTTTCTTTAATCTTATAGACTTCGTTCATGTACGTCTTGTAATTAAAGTACAATACTTGAACTGTATTTGAATCGTAACGATTATCGTTTATCTCACTTCTATTCCAGCCACCTGTTAAGTTCTGAGAACCTTGACTTTTAATCTTGTCTAAATCGTCTTGTGTTAATCCAGGATATTGCTTTTTAAGCTCACTAATTGGAATAGTTTTTACTTCACCAACATAATAGATATCATCGAAGTACGGTGATTCAGTATATGAGTATACTAAGTTTGCTGGGTCAACATAATCAACTACTACACCTTCTGATTCAGAGAATGTATTTTTAACAGCGCCAATACCAATAGTCGTTAAGTCATGGTACACACGTCTTTTAATAAGATCGTAGTTGTTACCATCTAATAATGTGTTTATAGCAACCTCTTCAGCAATTTCAATACCTTGCTTGTAGCTGAGCTGCATATGTAACTCAAGCTCTTCTTTAGATTCAGGTAATGCTGCTGGATCGTTTTCGTATAAGTTAATACCAAATGCTTCAGCCGCGTAATCGTTAAGCTCCTTGGTTTGCATGTCTCTAATAATAGAATCCATATATGCTGTGCGCTTTTCAACACCGTATGGATCCTGTGAGAATGCTTTAATATCAAAAGACCGGTCTGCAATACCGTTAACAACTATATCTACAAATTTAGATAAGATAGGTACTGGCTTCCAGTCGAGATTGAGGTAAGATAAATCACCGTTAATAGATAATTCATCTTTATATTTTTGTATGGGTTGCTCACCACGTGCATATAAACGCAAACTATGGAAGCTGTCTTGATTACTTCTAAATCTTACACTTCCCTGGTTGCCATCAAACCATTCGTTTTGAATGGCTCGCCCGACTTGTAAGCCGTACTCCGGCGACATCTTCTCTTGGTCGCTAGCTACTTGGCTGGGGAAAAAGTTACTTACAACTGCGTTAGCCATATTGTTATTTTATTATTTTTGAAGTATAACCGTCTTGACTGAACCTTGCAATCTTTAGGTTTAATTTTGTTTTCTGTTGTTCACCGATCGGTTTGTACAGATCTTTGTGGCAAGCCATAATAGCCAGCCCTGAGCTGATGGAAGCATCGTACTTCGTTCTGTTGTTCATATCGAACTTAGACCAATCGTTTAGCGTATCGTTAAAATACATTGTACCGTATTCACCTTCGGTTATTACACCTACGTGGTTTTCGATGTACATTTCAATAGCAGCAGCGTGTGCTTGCTTCATGTCCATACTAGAGTTAGGTATTCCACCTATTTCTTTCTCAGTTATAGAAAGCTTGTTCCATAATCTGTCAGGTCGGTTCATCGAATAACCCCGGTAACCTCTTCTTTTAAAGTGGTATAATAACCTTGGTTTGTTATTCTCGGCAAGTATTGGCATTCCGTAAAAGACACAAGCCATAAGCACGTCTTCGAAAAATATCTCTGCTGTTTGAGGCCTAGCTATGTATTCTAAAAAGAATGTACTAGGTGGCGCATCCTCCATTGTGAATTTAGTTAATCCATGCAATGCACCTTTGGAACCCCTGCCGTCAGTCGTTCCTGAAATATCGTAGCTATCACACCCAAAAGCGCCGACGTGTTCGTTGCCTGGGTATTTGATACCGTTTTTAACTGTATACTTGTTTTGTAAGTTTAAACCAGGTACCCAAGACACATTAAAGCGACCTGAGGGGTTTGGCATAAACACTACTTTAGTATCCTTAACTCCGTTTTCCCACTGAAAACTCCCACGGGTTACAGTATTAGTATTACGCAAGTCTGCGTTATAATCAACCTGTTCGTAGATTTTTGCTAAGTTAAAAATACTATTCTTGCTTTCATCACGGAAAGCGTGGTCTGTGGTACGTGGAAACTGGCGGTAGTATTCGTTCAAAGCATCTTGGTCTTGTTTAAGACCGTCAACTTCATTTTCCCAGTAATCTATAACGCCGACCTCGATGCTATCACCGTGTGGGTCTATAGCTTCTTCTTCAGGTGTATTAAATACCGGCTGCCCGTACTCATCAATAAATCCTTCATAGTTCCACTCCATTGGTATAAAGAGCGAGTACAATCCCGATTTTGTTTGACCATTATTGTTTCTTTTGGTTACATCTGAATCTAAATACAACTTCTTAAAGTTGTTACCACCTTTGTCTAAAGAGTTCGATGTGCTACCCATTAAACACTTACCAATGATACGAGAACCAAGACGCAAACACGTTTTAGTTACGCGCCAGTTGTTTAGTATGTTATCAGGCTTTTCCCACTTACCGCTTTCATCATGCACAAGCAGCTTAAGCTTTTCACCATCATAAGAGTTGTCCCCTGTATTCTTCCAGTCAATCGTTGTATCAAGACCTTCCAGTTGTATTCTTTCTTCTTGCGACTGTATTGACTTACGTGTTAGCTTAGAAGCAGGAACCCTATATGCCAGTTCAGTCTTCGGTCGATCCATACCATCTTGTATAGGCTTAAAGAAAAACGGGTAGTTGAGGGAAATTGGTACAACTTTATCGGTAAACATTTTCTTTGCATCACTACCGGACTTTGATAAGATACCGAATCTGGCATCACTTGAGATAGTTGCTTGGTTGACAGTTTCACCTGATGCCATAAATGAGAATCCACTCCGTCTGTTTTTAAGGTAGCACATTCCGTAACATCTTGTATCAACCTTACAGGCTTCCCAGAATATAAAGAAGAGTCTATTGGCTTCTCTGTAGTCTGGATTACCAACATCGATCTTACTCCACTGCAAGTACATGTAGTGAGTGCCAGTGATATAAGTACGCTTGCCTTTATTATAAAACCAATAGCCGTTATCACGGCGGTTGAATTCTTCATCAATATAACTCTCCCACTTGTTCTTAAATTCATCTGGATATGTTTGCCAATCGAATATGCTCTTAATGTTTTTAAGCTCTTTAGGATACTCCTGAACAGCCCATTTGTTTAAACCTTTGTTTAGATTCTTAGGCTCTGGTGGTAAAGCTATAACAAGATTTTGTATTTCAATAATCTCGCCTATCTGACCTGTTTTGCTTAATACAATAAGGTCGTGTTCTTTATTGTAACCGTATTTCCATTTCTTACTTTTGTTGTAACGATGTACCGTTGTAAGTTTTATGGGCTCTACGGTTTTAACTAAACTTTGCTCGTACATTACTTAGAACGTCTTTCAGCAAATCCTTTAAAAGCTTCTTTCTTTTCTTCCGCCGGTTTGTTTTGTAGTATGCGTTCTTCTTCTTGTATGCGATTTAATATTTCAAATGCGTCGAATATCGCCAGCTTCTTAGTAGCAGCAGCGTTTTTTAATCGGTCTGCAGATACATCATCTTCTGTATTAGTAATGATTTTCTCTTGCGCGACTTTAATGAGTTCATCAACAGCTCTGTGACCAGCTAGGATTATACTCTTTTTCGTCTCCTTGATACTCATATTCGATTGTAATTTGATTGGTGGGTATACGATACAATCGTTCGCCCTCTATATTAAATTCGTATTCCATACCGGGTTTGAACCCTACAAGTGCACCTTCTTCAAGCTCTCCACTAGCATATTTTACAATACCTATTGCAGGCTGCTCGTTATGCATATCAAACGTCTCTTTTGCTGCTATAGGTTTAACGAAGCAGTAACCATCTAGCGCTTGCCACTCCGTGTTTCTTTTGTAAGCATAAATCTGATCCGGTTGCACAAAGAATGCGTCTTCTTTGTAATATGCCTTAGAGTTCTTTTCTTTGCCTCTAATGTCGCGAAAGCGTCTAAATACGTTATGGTGAACGATTACTTCGTCACCAATTTTTATTTCTGAATCAATAGCTAAAGGTGTATTTGTTACAACACCTAACCTGCTAGTATAATGGTGGTTTTGTACTTCTGTGTTTAATAGTAACTCTTTGCCGCCTATATCTTTCTTCGATGTAGACCTACCGTGCTTTGGTGCAACGATAAAGTTAAATATGCTTTGCATCACCAATTAAGATCGTATTCTACAGATACTGCCATGTTCTTATTAAAGTCTTTCCACGGCATTACATTATCAGCTTTCTGAATATAGATAGAGTACTTTGCTTCCTCTTCTATAATATTAACTATAGTATGACCACCATACACTTCCTGTCCAACAGAATAGTGCATGGCGTCATTCTTATAGTCTTTTCCTACACTAATCTTCCTTATTATCTGCATCTTCAGAAATAGTTCCGTCAACTAAGCTAACGCTTACTTTGCCGTAAGATTTTTCTAAATCAGCTTGGAATTCATTTAGCATCTCTTTAATTTGGGCTACTTGGTTTAGTAGTTCCATTTTTTGTGCTTCTAATCCACCAATGTTTAATTGAGCTTGGTTCATTCCTTGCACAAAGCCTTGAAGCTTCTCAAGTTCTTCAGCTGTGATCTTTTCTACTTTTGCGTCTTCCACTTTTTTCATTTTTTTTGGTTTAATATAATTGAATTATTGTTATGGTTATTATTACGTGTTATTTGCTCGTTACAAGTCGGTTATGCAGCAATAGGCCCCAAACTATTTGAGGTTACGTTTATTGCTCCATAAGAATTAGTAGCAGTGACAATACAGACTATTGTTTTGCCCACGTCGTCCGACGCTAATGTATAAGTACTTGCGGTTGCACCCGATATTGCTGCAGAATTTCTTAGCCACTGGTAAGTGTGCGTAATTGTAGCTCCCGAAGAATAAGTACCATTAGTTGATGATAAGTTATTACCGACACTTGTTGTGCCGCTAATTACAGGGGACGTTAATGTAAACGGTGCGCCTAGGTTAGAAGCGCTGTTCCAGTCTACGTATGTACCTAAACCTATGCTCATGCTACTTAACCGCTACGATATCCGCTGCTGTTGTTGCTGCTCTAACGTAGTCTACAATAGCTGGTAAAAACGATCCCGCAGGTACGTTCTTAAAAATAATTACTTTGCTGCCTGTATTTTCCACGTTTTTCATGATTACGTGCACATCGCCGCCTGTACCTACGTAAAGTGCTACGCCATCTAAAAACGTTGTATCACTTTTAGTTACAGTAGTTGCTATAGTAGCAAAATCTGGTTGTTGATTGTATTGTCCCATTATATATATTTATTTCTTATTAGCAGTTCCATCTACGGCGTGCTGCGCAGATGCGTTTGTCCGGTGTTTTCGAACAGTTAATGTTGTGCATTTGCATTTGCCCTTTTGAGCGGGCGCAATACGATGTACGGCGCTTACCGCCTTTAGGCTGTGGAGCCTTAAGGTTACCACCTGTCTCTCTATTGTAAGCCTTACGGCCTGCTGCTGTCATTCCAGCGCCTTCTTTAGCGCTTAAAAAGTGGCGTCCTTTACCTTTTGTTGTTTTCTTCAGCTTATTAAAAGGTGAAGATTCTTGTACGTATGCCATAATGTAGTGAAAATGGGGACGGGCAATAAAATAAGGTAGCGATTCCTTTTCCTACACGCCCGATGTAAACCCCGTTATTTTTTAGTTTTCTGATATGCTTCTGCTTCCCACGGTAATCCGTGAGCACCTTCGAGCATTGTTTGCCTTGTATATACTCTGGCTGGTGAACGAGTGTCCTTCTTCCACGTTACTGTGTCCGCAGTGTAACCAAGTTTACCCTGAGCCATTTGGTCAATGTGTACTTTTTCGTGTTCAACAGCGTCGTTAATTTTGTCTTGTGACAAACCCTTTTGAACAAATATGGTTCCGTCACGATTAGCTTCAGCCTGTATGCCGTCACCTAACTGCTTTTCAAACACTGGTGTTCCGTGCTCTGACGCTTCTTTATTGATGCCAAACAGCATCCCTTTGTTCTTAAGTTTAAACATTACTTTCCGCAACCGCAGCCGCAGCCGCCTTTCATTTTCATTGGTGAAGCTTCAAAGTTACCAGGTGTTTTACCACCAGCATCAATAGTTACTTCTTGTGTCGCAGGCATTGAGCTGTAATTACATTTAGCTCTTTGCGTAATAGGTTTAGAGTACATCATCGTTCTTTATCTTTTATCATATCATCTATAGCCTTGTTATAGACTTTATCTGTATACGATTTGTTTTTATAAAACTTACTTGAAGGTCCTATAGGCATATCCTCGTAGCCTAACATTATATTGTACATGCGTGTTATCAATCTCCGCGTCTTTTGTGACACTTTAAAAACACTGTATTTAATCGTTGTTTTATTCCTATGGCGCCATACTTCGATCCAATCGTTCTGACGTAACCGTTCCCACCGTCTTTTATCCCACGCGTAGGTGTATGTACCGTTAATAAAATCATTACGCGTAAACCTGTCTTTGCAATCTAAATAGATAAGCAGTTCAAGATCCGCATCTGTTATGCCGTAAGTCTTACAAGCCCATTTCCTAACGAGCCTGTAATACTTAAACAAATTCATATCGCGCAAGTCACTCGGTTCTATTTTCATTCTACAATGACAACATCCCCGAGGTTAATAACGTGGAACAAATCTTCGTTCCATTCAATACCGTGGCCAGCGTGCTTATCGTACCTAATAATATTACCAGGTGCTAGCATCGTAACTTTGTCACCAACGCTAACGATTTCAGCTTTTAAATAGCGCACGTCTTTGTTCTGGTCTTCCGTAAGTTCGAGGCCACCAACTTTCACCGGCGCCTCTTTAATCTTACGTATTACTATATAGTGGTTAATTGCTTGCATCGATACGCATATTAGAGATTATACAATCTGCAGACGTAATCGTGGTGGCAACACTTACCGCATTCTTTAAAGCCGTCTTAGTAACTAATACTGGGTCAATAATACCCTTCTTAATCATATTAACGCGTTCACCAGTAGAAGCATCAATACCGTCGTGCTTGGTTGTTAAGCTACCAGAAAATTTAATGCCAGCGTTGTCCAATATAACATTAAACGGTGCGCGTATAGCACTTAACAGAATGTCGTAGCCTAAGCCTTTGCTTTTGATAGCTTGAGAGGCCTGTAGAAGTGCAGTACCGCCACCGGGCACAATACCTTCTTTCAAAGCTGCTTGCACAGCATAGATAGCATCTTCAACTCTATCTTTCTTTTCTTTTAGTTCGACTTGCGAGTCAGCCCCAACATATACGATCCCGACACTGCCGGATAGCATGGATAACCGCTGTTCGAGCTTACCTTTAAAGAAACCGTTAGTTTCTTCACTAATCTTCTTACGTACATCTTTAATGCGATCTTCTAGCACTTCTTTGTCCACATCAACCTGCAGGACTGTGCTTTTATTGTTTGTTACAGACTTAACTGCTGAGCCTAGTACTGACGGGTCGATTAAATCTAAATCGTCACCAAGCTGCTCATTTATAATCGTTGCGCCCGTAAGTAAAGCTAAGTCTTCAATAGTATCTTGCTTTGTGGGGCCAAAGCCTGGCACGTCAACGATGTTAATCTTAATGTTACCTTTCACTTTGTTTGCTAGTAGCGTTTGGTACGGTTGTTGATCCATACCCGCGATAACTAAAAGTGCTCGGTTGTTTTTAATCGCAAACTCTAGTATAGATTGAATGCGACGAATGTTTGGTATTTCCGATGCTACGATAAGTACCAAAGGGTTGTCAAGTTCAGCAATGCCTTTATCCTTATTCGTAACAAGGTGTGGTGACTTAAGGCCAGAATCAAATTGCGTGCCCTCAACAAAATCAACATAAGTTTCATTTGTATCGGACTCTTCCATCAAAACGACGCCATCCGCTCCAACTTTGCCGAAAGCTTCTCCAATTTTGTCTCCAAGCGCTTTATCGTTGTTACAGCTAATGTAAGCAACTTGCTGTAGCATTTGATCTGCAACCGGAATACTGGCATCATTAAGATAAACCATAACTTCTTCAGCACAGTCTTGAATGCCTGTTTTAACGTTTCTAGTTTGCCCTTCATTTTTGTGTTTATTAATTTCTTTCAAAATAGCATGAGCGAGGACGGTAGCTGTTGTAGTACCGTCACCCGCTTCACGCACAGTGTTTGCAGCCGCTTCCTTAATTAAGGTTGCACCTATATTTTCGACCGGATCACGTAAGACTACGCTTTCCGCAACGGTTACACCGTCTTTTGTAATGACCGGTCGGCCCATAGCGTCTTCGTATATAACGCATTTACCTGAAGCTCCTAAAGTAGACTTCACTGCGCTTGTTAACTTTTCGACGCCGGACATAATTTTTTCGTTGGCTGTATGGCCAAACGTAAGATCTTTGACGATCTCGCTGGGGTTGTTGTATTGCATTAGATTAAATTAAATTAGATTGTTACTTACTCGAACGTTTTAACGACCTTAGGCCCTTGTATAAATTCAAGCTTGTTTTTGTAGTGGTCTACTGAAGTATCTATTGCTGCTTCAGCTCCGTCTACTGTTTCCCGACGAGTTACGTCATTCCACTTATCTTCCCATTGCAATTCTGTTTGGAAGTAGCCATTGGGTAATTGAACTATTCTCCAGTTCTTTTTATCCGAGGCTTGCTGCCAAAAGGCTTTGGTTTCTTCGGATACTTGTTGGTTACCACTTGACGTAGTGGTAGTACGGTAATAAAAAGTCATTTGGTTTTTGTTTATGGTTGTTATTAATTATTAATCTTTTGTAAAAGTAACAAAAGTGTTATCTGCTGTAGCGACAAACAATTTGCCAGATGTAGTAGCCATAATCACTTCGCCTGCTTTTGCTGCCGTAGGATTGCCTGCTTGTACTTTAATGAAATTTAAGCTACTTGCCGCCGCTCCTTGGTGGTTTTTACGAACGCCTTTGTCCGCTAATTCAACATCGCTGTTGTATACAACAACTTTTGAATCTTTGTTTAATGTTTCTAGTGCCATTTTGTTTATTATTAAGTTTTTGTTTTATACCTATTATTCTATAATTACTTGCGCATGAGCTTAGTTAAGTCTTTAGTCTTATCGCTTGAACCCATTGAAGAGCCGAACCAATAACCGTAAACATCACCTAATGTACGCAGAAAGAAACCACTAAATGTAGTTATCAATCCTTTCTGTACTTCGGTAAGGTTTTTCCAATCTAGGAAGTCCGTGAAGATAGCTGTGGCCAATCCTAACGCAATAACTAACGTTACATATGTAAGTATGTCAGGTGTTGCTTTATTCTTCCCTAGATCGCGTGCAGCGCGGCGGTCTTCTACTTCCTGTTCGTATGCTTTTTCAATAAAAGCTTTCTTCTCTTCAGGAGTTTCTATAAACTTGTCAGCCACTTCGACTGCTTTGTCTATAAGCGAAGTACCGCCACCGGTAAGTAAGTTAAGTAGCTTACTCACCACCACCGATTTGCATGGTTACAGAAGTTGGTGTAATCAATAAATCAATAGATGATTTAATGCTAGCTTTCATAGCCGTTACCGCATCTGCTCCCATTGCTGTTTCTACCCACGCTGTGACCTCATCATTTGTTACTTTGTCTATAGGCTTAAAGTTTGATAGATCGCTTGTATCGATCATTTCAGTACCAATGTTTGTTACTGCATAAAAGTTGCCTGCTGCATCTTTCTTGTTTGAGGTTCCTGTTAAACGCCAGTGTACATTGTATACTACGTCTGATTTACCTTCTTGTGTTGGGTGCACATCTACTGTTTTGCAATCCCATGTGTAAGCTACTGCCATTTTTTTGTTTTTATTTATTTATTTAAGATATTCTTCTGAATGATATTGTGCTTTTTACTGCCATTCCTGCAGGCTCTACCATGCTAATTCCCGAAGGAGCGGTTGAGCTGTCCGCTCTCCTAACACATAAAGCTATAGGGTGGGATGCGTCTGTTACGTTTACATAGAAAGTATTTGTGCAGCTTGACCAATTACCACCACCTGCTACATCGGACCGCAAGTAGTTCACCATAAGCGAACCGTTTACTGCGGTACCATTTAATGTTAGGTATGTGCCTAGCGGTGTACGCTGGTTACCTGTGTTTTTATAGAACACAGCGTAGGTTACTTCATATATACCCGTGTTTTCACCGGTCACCTGGAAATCAGTGTCACTGCCACTAACTTGTTGTATGGTAGTATTACCTTCAATTTCTAAAGTGCCAAAGTCCGGTACTAGCTTTTGGCCTTGGCTATTGATGTTAGTTGAATTGTTTAAGTTGTAAACCTTAGGCGTGTATATAGTAGGGGTTGCCGGTAGTGGTATCCAGTCTGTAGCACTTCCTGTGGAGCTTAGCACCTGTCCTGCACTACCTGTAGCGTTATTACTGTCCCGCAATGCACCAGTCAAGCGCATATCACCGTTTACGTGCAGCTTGTGTGTAGGACTAGTTGTCCCAATCCCAACGTTGCCGCCATCTCCATTTAGTATGAGTGTATTTGGTGTATTGCCCGATATAGCTTGTATAGACCCCTTGTAAGCACCACCTTCTAAAAAATAACCTAAACGAAGATTGTATTGCGAATTTGCAGAAGACTCACCTATGGATATTTGATTTGCAGCAGTCGGAGTTGTAGGATTGGAGGACGGTATTACATTAAGTCTACCATATGGACTCGTAGTCCCAATACCAACGTTGCCACCTGTAAATGTAAAATTACCGCCTGAGCCACCGTTTTGATTAGCTCTAAACGCCATATTGTTATACGAGTCTATATATGCTGTGTTCGCATTGTCGTAGATTCTTATAGTAGTTCCTACACCTGTTCTTACTCCCTCAAAGAAATACTGGTCTGTACCATTACCCTCTGCTTTAATACTACCACTTACGTGAAGCTTAGTATTTGGACTAGTCGTTCCAATCCCAACGTTGCCGGCAGAAGATACGCGAACTCTTTCGGCTCCGTCTGTATAAAAGGATAGTCCGTAGTATCCAGATAAGTTTACTGGATTAGCTCCGCTTAATTTACCTAAACCGTAATGAGGCCCATTTGTGTGTGCATCCCCTACATTAAATCCAATCTTACCTGCGGGTGTTGCTGTTTCTATATTTCCGTTTACGACTAACTTTTCTGTTGGACTAGTAGTCCCGATACCGACGTTGCCGTCTGCTGTAATTCTCATATGCTCAAACATACCCGAGGCAGCTCCAGCGGTTCCGTCTGATGTTGTGAAGAAGTTTATATACCCTCCCCACTCGTTATTTGCTAGAGCGGTTTCTTTACCACCGCCCATTCCGCCAACCTGGTAGAAAGTTTGTGCAGGTGATGTGTTATTGTACCGCGCGCTTAACATTAAGAACCCTGCTGTACCTTCAGTGTGTGTGTTTACTAAATTTAATTGGGGTGCAGCTGGACCGTATGATCCGTAAGTTATGCTTTTGTGTATTTCTAACTTAGATCCAGGACTAGTAGTCCCGATACCTACGTTGCCGTCATCGTGGATACGCATTACTTCAGCGTAAGACCCGCCGCCAATAAACCTCAATGCACCTGCGTAGCTGCCGCCAATGTTTAAATCATTAGAGGAGTCTAATTCAAAAACAGTTCTTTCAGTGCCTCCAGAGTCTTTTTGTCTTATCTCTTTGTTGTTGTCTAGTAATATATGCCCCCCAGAAACGTGTAGCTTTTGAGCAGGAGCAGTCGTCCCGATCCCTACGTTGCCTTCATTTACTATAAAGCCTGTTCCGTTGATGATTTGAACTTTATCTGAGCTGCCTCCAAATCCAAACCCTACTATTGCACCTGTTCCATCATAAGAATTACGAACAGATAATCTTGTTGAACCTGCATCATCAAAACTTAATCCCCCATAATAACTAGTTGAACCGTCAGAAACTTTTATCTGAGAATCTGAAGAGTATCCAGTGCTTGTTGCTAAAACAGAAAGTTTAGCTATAGGAATAGTAGTCCCGATACCAACGTTGCCTGTTCGGGTAAGAATCATTGTAGTTGCATCCGTCGCTGTTGAACCCCTAGTGCTTCTTAAAAAAGCAAGGTCAGAGCCAAACTCTTCACCTGTTACAGTAGCGGGTGCGGCGAGCATCGCGATATCCCACTTGTATATATCTTCGGTATTAACCGATGTTTGCCCAGTTTTAAAAGTTATAGCAGACCTTTTGGTTCCAACAGCCTCACTGTCCACAGCGTTCCAGCCTAATGTTATATCGTAGTTGCTGCCATCATCTAATCCACCAACTTGCAAGAGTGACCCAGGGTTAGTTGTCCCGATACCAACGTTGCCATCAGGCAGAATTCGCATATGTTCAGCGTCTGTTTCACCAAATACAATAGGGTCTCCAACTGTTGACCTAAACTGAAATCCGCCTCCATTATAATTAATATAGCCCCTATCGCTATTTGCACTTCTCTCAATAACCAATCCTTGAGCGACACTATTATCAACAGACGTTTTTATATGAAGTTTAGATACTGGGGTAGCCGTCCCGATACCGACGTTGCCACTACCCTTGATGACCATTTTTTGAGTAGCATCATTAAGGTTTGAGACATTTTCATCGTGAGTGTAAAAGTTCAACTGCGTACTCCAGTCACTAGCGTTTTGACTTCTTGAACCAGTTATACCACTCCAGTGAGTTCCTTCTGAAGTCCAGCCAGTACCAAAATAAATACCAACCATATCGTCAGCATTATTTGAAAGAGCATTTATTATACCCTTCATATTAGTACCCTTGGTTATAGTACTTGAATAGGCGTTAGCTCCTGTTGAGGCAACGTTTAATTTAGCAGCAGGTGCAGTACTTCCAATACCTACGTTGCCGTCTACAACTAAATTATTCGCTAACTGCAGCTCACCACTGGACCATATACCTCTTTGAGTAGTACCTGCTTTAATAACAAGCTTATCGCTGGTTGCAGTTTGAAATCTCCAGTAGTTGTTACTTGCATTGCGTAAGTATAGTGAATCTTCATCTATGTACAAATCCCCTGTCAAAGGATAACTTGACCCGGCTGAAAGCGGTAAAAAAGGACCACCTGTAATTGCAGTACCATCAGCCCAGTCAATACCTGTAGCTGTTGATATTAAGACCTGCCCGCTAACACCTGTGTTGCCGTTGCTGTCTATTAAGTAATCTGCTGAATATGTTTTTCCTAATCCCATTTAGTATGTATTTCTTACTATGTTAACCCACTCGTATGTTGAACTACCTGTTTGCATACACATATCTGCGTAGCTTGCGTCTTCTGCTGTTACTTCTATCACTGATACATTGTCTATGGAGCCATTAAAGCTAGTAACGTTTCTAAATAACACTAATGCGCCGGTTGCTGTTATGTTAAAAGAGTAATCGCCATTAGCACTTATAGCGTCTGTTGCTGCTGTAGCGTTTCCGTTGCTTAAATGCCCTTTAAAGCTTCCACTTGTATAATCAACAACTGTAAATGATAGTTTATATACAGAACCTGTTGTTAACCCTATGCTTTGATAAAGTGCGTTTGTTGCAGAAGAGGCATCATAACTAGCCTTGCCGCTCGCGATGCTCCAACCCGCTTCTTTAGTCCAACTACTATCAGCCGCAAAATCCCCGTTAGTAACCAATTCTGTTCCATTAACCTCTACATACTCCGTGCCCGTTCTGTAGCGCATTGTACCGACCTTATCCGCTGAGGCAGCTGCTGTATCGCCAGCCATTTGAATACCACCATTAACGTGTAGCTTTGACTTAGGGTCTGTAGTTCCAATACCTACATCGCCTGAAAAAGTTACGTCTGCACCACCAGTTTGAGCAAGTCCAGCATCTACTACAACTCCACCATTAAAATAACTTGTTCCATTATTATAAAAGTCATATGATGCATGCACTCCCGCGCTTTTTACAGCAAACTTACCTGTAGCGTTACCCGTAGCCATTGCAACATTACCTGCAAAAGTTGCGTTTTGTGATGCATCTAAAGTTAATGATGTAGTATTATTAACACCTAATTGTAGTGTTCCATTATAATTGTTGTATATTTTAGAAGCATCTGATGAATCTTGAAATATTCTTAAACCATTGGAATCAGTTGTTGCATTTTTTATAACTAATACACCACTTTCTAAATTAATTCCAGTTTCTATTGTGGCGCTACCTGCAAAAGTTGCGTTACCGCCGTTAGCTACTGTTAACCTTGTTGCACCATTCGTTCTTAAAAAAATATCACCTGTACTATAGTCTAACCTTAAACCGTAAGAAGTGTTACCGAAATTTAAATTAACATCATTAGTGCCATCAACAATAGTTATATCATCGCTTTGTATTGTTCCTGCAAAAGTTGCGTTTTGTGATGCGTCTAAAGTTAAAGCTAAAGTATCAACAGTATAAAATCTCATTAAAGAGCCTAAAGAGATTGCTTTAATATCTAAGTTGTCTCTGTCACTTGAGTTTAATTGTATCTTACCCCTAACGGTTCCTGTGTCTGTTAGGTATAAGTCATCCTCTACAAAAACAGCCCCTCCAAAAGTTGTTGTACCAGCACCATCTACTTGAATGTCCCATCTACTATCGGTATCATTATATAAACCAAAATAATTCGCAGTATTGCTAAACATGAAATCATCCCCAGAACCATTGAAAATTAATCTTGGAATATCGTCTGATGAATTTAATGTTAAATAACCGCCAGTAGAAACAGCCCCTGCGAAAGTTGCGTTTTGAGAGGAGTTTATAATAAGAGCAGCAGTTGACCCACCGGTCCTAACAGCAAATTGATTATCACTTTGCAATTCAAAAGAATCTCCAGAATCCGCATATTGAATATAGGCTTTTTGGCTTCCTCCTTGAGTAAATTGAAGATAAGGACTACCAGTCGCTGCTCCTGCTACTGTCAGTATGTTAGTAGCTGTTACATTACCCGCAAAAGTTGCGTTGTTACCAGAAACTGTTATTGGTGCGTCAGCTAAAGTAACCGAAGTGCCAGTGCCAGACCATACAGGAACTTTGCCGCCAGTACCCGCACCACTAAGTACAGAACTGTTGTCTATCTTTTGCCATGCATCTGTGGTTAGATCGGAGAACGTCGCCCAGTCACCTACAGCCCATTCGTTAGGCGTAGTACCAGCACCATTAGGTGTCACTGCTCCAGCAGTCTCACATATGTAATAGTGCCCAGTTACTTTTCTTGAAGCCTGCGATAAATCTGGTGTACCACCAACCGTAGTAAACGTTAGCGTAACCCCGTCTGCTATAGTCTGAGCGCTTGATATGGCTATTGTAATTCCATCGGCGGCTATATTAGATACCGTAACCGTACCTGAAATACCTGTACCTGTTATTGTAGCACCTACAGATATACCTGGATTAACTGCATCTATAACGATTGAACCGGCGCTACTTACCGCTCCGTCTAGTACTGAAGTTGTTGTTGGTGCAGCGCTCCAGGTTCCTTTATATATTAAAGCACCGGTAGTAGCATTGTTCAGCTGTTGTACGTTTACCGCATCAGTGTTTGCTGTACCAGCTGTAAGACCTGATATTTTACCTGTTACGGTAACCCCCGTGCTTGTGGTTTCAAACTTTTTAGAGTCGTTATAAAATAAATCAACACTAGCATTTTCATTTAATGTAATCCACCTTTTTCCTGAACCATAGGTTTGGAAATACATATTGTCAGAAGCTTGTAGATATAAATCTCCTGTGCCTGTGTCTCTTATGTAACTATTACTTCCATTGTGGAATATCTGAAGGTCGTCAGATGCTCCAAACGTGGCGTAGACATTATCTATGTGCCTTGTGCTTTGCCAAAACTGCGTCTTCTTTAAGCTACCGTCTACAGTCAAATACGCTGTAACGCCGCCGCTGCCATCATCACTTCTGAGTATAATATCTTTATCATCAGAAGTTGTTTGTATATATAAGTGGCCGCTATGATTTTCAAAAACTGTATTGGTTCCATTATGATACAGGGCTGCATCACTGCCTGTGCCTAAATATAAATTAACATCATCATTTAGCTTTAAATTGCCAGTCAGCGTCCCACCAGCTAGTGGTAGGTAAGGGCCGCCTGGTAAACCGCTTGCGCCTACCCACGCGGTTCCTGTATTTGTAGAACTTAATACTGTTCCAGCAGATCCAACAGAAGCGGAAGAGTCTACAAAAGCACCGGTAACTCTTAAATTGCCTGATACGTGTAGCTTCTCAGAAGGGCTAGTCGTTCCAATACCAACGTTACCTCCATCAGGATTAATAGACAGGTTACCAGCTCCTCCTGGGAAGCCTGTCAAACCTTGAATCTTTTGACTAGATTTAATATACAGAATACCGCCAACAGCTACTGTTCCTGTAGTCTCTAATTGCGCCCAAGAGTTTGGCGAGGTAGTTCCAATACCTACATTGCCAGAAGAGGTGATTCGCACTCGTTCAATTGAGTTTGTATTAAATGCAATTGGGTGGTTTGATATAGTGCCAAAAAATCCAACATTGCCACTTGACCAACTTATTCTATTATCAATTGTACCATCGGTTACTCTAAAACCACTGCTAGAATTAGCGAATCCGACTATATCCAGAGGATAACCAGGATTTGTAGTTCCAATACCTACGTTGCCACTATCAGCAATAGTCAATAGGTCAGTAATAGTTCCAGCTGTGTTTTTTGCAATTCGGTATTGCCAACCAGTTCCATCTGTTCCAAATGAGAATCTTGAACTTACTGGAGAGCTAGCGCTTGCTGTTGTAATTTGTGATGTACCAACAGCTCCTGCTGTTGAACCAAATATAACCCCGTTTGACGAACCAATATGAAGTGATGCAGAAGGACTAGTAGTCCCGATCCCGACGTTGCCATCACCTTTAACATTTAATAAATACGTTCCGCCTACATTTTGTACTCTTAATGCGTCTTGAGAAGATGAGTTACCCCCTCTTACGCTTAATCCAAAACCGCCTGTGGCTTGAGTATTATATATAGTTCCTGCAAATCCTCCGCTAATAGCTTTCTGAACGTGTAATGCCGCAGTAGGACTAGTTGTCCCTATACCTACGTTGCCATTAGAGGCGATTTTAATTCTAGTAGAACCTCCAACTCCGCCTGTAGTAAGGCTAACATTGTCCCCACCAGCAAAAATTGTTCCCGCAGAAGTATAATCAATAGCGCCAACCGCTACAACATTACCAGTAGTAACTCCAGCTACTTTATAGTTACCCCCTGTTGATGATTCTATACTATAGTATTGACCATTGCTTATTAAAACATCACCGCCTGCAACGTGTAATTTAGTTTCTGGACTAGTAGTCCCGATCCCGACGTTGCCACTATTAAGTATGTTAAGCATTGTGTTAGCGGGATAATTGCTATTCAATCCCATGGCCATTACACCGTCTTTTACGGTAACTTGACCTAAAGTATCATCGTCTCTAATTTGTATAAAAGCACCGTCGTCTGGCGATTGAAATCTTGCAACTTGGTCAACGCCCGCTGCGCTATAAACATCTAATTTATAGCTAGGGCTAGTTAGTCCAATACCAACGTTGCCTGCTGTAATTAAAGATGTTGTTGATCTTGTTAGGTTAAGAAAATATAGATTACTTTGAGAGCTAGCTGTTGTTAACGCACCATTACTTCCATTAACATAGAAATCGCCTTGTACCTCTAGTTTGTAAGATGGACTAGCAGTACCAATACCGACGTTGCCGCCATTGAACCATGAGTTACCAGCTGTGTCTATACGAACGTCTTCAGTGCCTGTGTCATACAAAGAAAAAAGGCCTTTGTCTAAGTTAGCTCCAGTACCTCTGGGTATAATCCTTGAAATATTGTGGTCCGCCGATTTAAGGAAAATTTCATTCCCATCGCCCTGTACCAGTAAGTCACTTAAAAACTTCATATATTGTATTTTATTATCCTACCTTCTGAATCAGTACTCTAATGCTGTTTGTTGGTGTTGAACCGAAAGAGATACCTACGGTGTTTGTTGTAGCACGATCCACATCTGCAAATACAGTGTCGAAGGTTACAATGTCGTAAAGCTGCACAATTACATCCTTAGTACCTAAATTGTGTGTTACTGTTGCGTTAGCTGTGATTGTAGCTGCATGCGTGACTGCAGAGTTACCTGAGCCTACAATTTCAGCAGGTGTAGCCAATCCCATTGCTTCACCACTACCAGCATCGGCAGTTACAATCTTCGCTCTCTGGCCAACCGCTAAGTTACCTAAGTCAAGTTGTATTGCCGCTGTGCCTCCTTCAGTATCAACAGCTCCTAAGATACCATCCGTTACAGTAACTTTCTTTACATAGTTCCCAGTAGTCTCAGTACCCAGTATAACGCCGTTGTCTTTTATTGTAACCGCACCTCCTGAGCTAACTGCAAAGTTATCAGAGCTGAACGACGCAAGACCCACAGAACTTGTTGTGGCTAGGTCAATGTTACTCTGTATAGTTGTCCAATGCGCTAATGTGCTTGGATTGTCAATGTTCGCTATAATAGAATCACCCACACGTACCTGCTCCGTGAAGAACACACCGTCTGCGGTAACCGACCACATCATACCTTTCTTAACTGCTCCTGATGCAGGTGTCTCTAAGTTTGGTGAGTTAGTACCCGCATTGTAACCTCCCTGGAAGTTTAACGCTCCAGCGGTAGAGTTATCTATATAAGTCTTTACAAGGTTAAGAGAAGCAACCGGAATAGCCGATAGCGTTGTTCTTACCACTTGCTGCGAGCTGTTACTTAAAATTATGCTGTCACCAGAGTCAGCAGTCGCTGTTCCAGTTGAAGACAGTATAATGTTAGCAGATGTAGTGTAATCAGGAGATACCGTAGGGGTAACCGTTGCAGTGCCCGTTACTCTTAAACCACCACCGGCAGCAACACTCGTTACAGTACCTACATTAGTAGTGTACCCAAAGTCCGTTACAAACGTGTGGATCTGATCACCCGTAGCCAGCTTAGTCCCTGAATCAGCAACCGCCGCAGTGACTGCAGCTACCGTTGGGTTAGCGGCAGTGCCGCCGATAACTATTGTGTTGGCATTACCGGTAGTTACAGAATCAACCAAGCCACCAGCAATGGTAGCTACATAGTCGAATATAACATCAGAAGTAACAAGGTTCGTAGCGCCATCGGCAATACTACCAGTTACAATAGCTAGTGTTGGGTTTGGACCCGTGCCGTTAGCTACCGTCAGCTGTGCCGTTGTTGTCGATGCTACCGATTTTAGGTCGCCCTCAGATGAAAGATCGATCCATGCTGAACCGTTCCACATCTCAAGTGTGTCGGAACCTGTGTCAAAGTAAATTTGCCCCGATACCGGTGAAGAAGGCGCTGTACCTAGGTTTTGAATGGCCGCATTCTGGAGCTCGTTCTTAGCTAGGTTAATGTTGTTTAAAAAATCCATGTGTTTGCTTTGTTAGTTTAAATAGGCTTTGCCACCAAATGCAGCAGAGAAAGTTATTGTTAATGCGTTTTCGCTTGTGTAATCGATATTACCACGTACTATAGTGTTCCCAGAGTCTACTATAGACACCGAGGGAAATTTGCCAAGGTTATGGGTGATGTTCCACGTAGCGGCAGCTGTCGATTGAACAAACGTAAAGTGCTTGTCTGCTGCAAGTTCTGGGTATACGGCAAAACCGTAGTATTTATTCGCGGTTATATTACCGTTGGACACAATATGTGTGAATACTGCGTCGTATAGGTTAGCATTGCTTGAATCCACAGTTAAAGATTCCAATCGGTATACCCCGAAGTTGTCCGTATTGTCCAATCGCGCTAAAAGCACACTTCTACCTACTAAAGTAAGCAAGTAATTGATCACACTCGAACCTGTAGCTGATGTTTTAGTGAATGTAAGGTTTGAAATTGCTGAAAAAGCAGTGTTTGGGGCTACACCAGAGATGGCACCCTCAGTTGCTCCAGGAATACCGAAGCCGTAGTTGTTCTGACCGGCAAT